GGAACAGTCGAGTTTCGCAATTTCTTTGGCCGCTGGTTCACTGCTGCCGAATGCAAGGCGTTGCATGGTTATGATCCTGGTTACGACAAGCTGATCGAATATCAGAACCTGGATAAGCTGTACGAATGGCTCAACGAGATCACTGACCGAGTGTTGAAAGACGATGTGCTCGATCTCCCGCCGAAGCTGTACGCGAAACGCTATTTTGAGGCATCTCGTGAAATGCGTGCCGCATATGAGCAGCTTCAAGAAGAACTCATGCTGGAAATTGGTGATCACCTGATTACTGCAGAGCTACCGATCGTCAAACAACTTCGTCTCCAGCAGATCGCCTGCAACTACATTCCGATCGGCGATGAAGAGCCTGTGCATATGTTCTCGGACAAGAACCCTCGCATGACAGCGATGGAACAAATCCGTGACGAGACCTGTCATCCCGGCATCATTTGGGCACGCTTCACTCATGATATTGATCAGCTGATGGACCTCTTGGGCAAGTCCGCTGTTCGCTACGATGGCAAGGTCGATCAGGATCAATCTGAGCGGAACAAGATGGCCTTTCAACGCGGCGATGCGCAGTGGTTTGTCGGCAATGCCCAAAAGGGCGGCTCCGGCCTGACACTGACAAACGCCAAAACGATGATCTACTATTCGAACTCGTTTCGCCTGCTGGATCGCCTTCAGTCTGAGGATCGTGCCCACCGTGGCGGCATGGACGAGCATCCGGTCAACTACATCGACATCATGAGCGACTTTGAGATCGATGACCACATCGTCACGAATCTGCGCAGCAAGAAAGATGTTGCAGCTGAGATCCTCGGTGACGCTCTCAAGGAGTGGATCTAATGTATCTCGTGTACGCTCACATCGATCCTAGAAATGGACTGCCATTCTATATTGGTAAGGGCAATAAGAGAAGATCTTCTTATATACTGAGAACTAATCAGTTTCACAGGAATGTTGTTTCTCAGATAAGACTCGCAGGTTTGAAACCGATCATAGAGATTCTTCATACCTGTGAATCAGAGGAAGAGGCATTCGAGAAAGAAATACTAGAAATTAGTTTCTATGGTCGCAGAGACTTAGGAACTGGTTTTCTAGTCAATCACACAGATGGTGGTGATGGACCATTAGGTATGAGACACTCTGATGAATTCAAGTCAAACTTATCTGAAAGAATGAAAGGTAACAAGTTCGGCAGAGGCAGGCCAAAAGGTTCAACTGGATATGGATTTAGAGGTCAACACTCTGAAGAAACCAAAATTAAGATGCGTGCGTCTAGAGCAAAAGCTGTTGCCAGAGAAGCAGCTTTCTATCTCGGAAGGGAGTTTCACGAATGACAGTCTACGCAGTTCAACAGCAGATGAGATTTGATCAAGTGAGCAAGAAACTCATTCCTCGCTTCACTTCGATCAACAAAGCCTTGAAGTGGGGTCACCTCGTCTATCTCCTCTCACCATCGGCGCACCCATTCAACCCTGACCTCGTGTTGGGTGATATGCACGAAAGGCTGTCTAGCTTTGATGACCGTGATCATCTTCTTCTGATTGGCAATCCAGGATTGATCGGCATGGCGACGACGATTGCCGCTCACTACAACGGCGGTTCAGTGAAGCTTCTACAGTGGAGCGGACGGCATAATGAGTACATCGAGATTGTCGCGAAGATATATTAAGGTTGTCTTTTGCGTGTGTGCAGGGCATACTGCAAAGGCTGATAAAAGGGGCTACCAAGATGCAAGATAGCTATGCGGCTTTTCGCGATGACAAACCTTCAGACAATCTGACTGCTGTACTACGCACGCTTGCCGACGAATATCTGGCAGCGGAAGCAGAGGTTGCTCGCATCGAGGCTGAGTTAGAAGTTGCCAAAACCAACCTGAAAGACGTTGCAGAAAACCGCATTCCGCAGGCGACTGATGGTATGGAAGGCAAGTTCAACCTCGGCGACGGGCGTGAACTCCAGATCAAGGAAGAGATCCGCTCCAGCATTGCTGGTGAGAAGCGTGAGCCAGCTATCAAGTGGCTCGATGAACACGGTTACGGTCACATCGTGAAGCGAGAAATCGTGTTCGAGTTCCCCAAGGGAGACGAGGCTCGCAGCAAAGCGTTCGTCGAAGCTGTCCAGAAGCTTGGAATTCCCTTGGTCATGAAAAGCAATTTCTCAGTCCATCATTCAACGCTCAACTCTTGGGTCAAGGAACGCCTTGGCGAAGGTGATGCCCTGCCCAATGAGACGTTCGGCATTTTCCGTCAACGCACAGCGAAAGTGAAAGACCTGTAATCCTGTCACCTAGGATAGTGGTGAGCGTGGAGTGCATCTCCAGTAACTATAGCCGAAAGGAGCCATCATGGCTGGCAAAGAAGTAGCTGAAACGAAAGGAACCGCAGTCGTATCCGGTGGATATGACTACGGCGAATATTCGCACTCCGGTTTCGAAGGGACGACGATCAACGACCTTTCCATTCCGTTCATCAACGTGTTGCAGTCCAACTCGCCCGAGGTCGAAGATCAGCTGATCGAAGGTTGCAAGGCCGGTGACCTGATCAACTCGGTGACCAAGGAAATCCTGAAACAGCCGGTCGTCGTGATCCCGGTCTACAAGGAAGCAGCTGTCGTCGAATGGGTTCCTCGCACCAAGGGCGGCGGTCTGGTCGACCGTCACGAACTCGACTCGCAGGTGTTCAAGGACGCGATTGCCAAGAACGGCGGCTCGCGCATTCCGCCCAAGGACGCTGACGGGAAGCGCATCCAATTCAAGTCGTCTGCTGGCAACGATCTGGTCGAGACCTACTATGTCTATTGTCTGATCATGAACGCTGATGGCAAAGAAACCGAGGGATACTGTGTTCTCAGTTTCTCATCGACCAAGATCAAGGTCCACAAGGACTGGATGACCGCGATGTACACACAGAAAGGTCGGCCGCCGATTTTCGCCAACCGCTGCAAGATCTCGACCACCAAGCAGAAGAACGACTCTGGCACCTACTACAACTACAAGATCAGCCCGATGGCTGATACGTGGAAAGAGTCGTTGATCAATCCTGGCATCGACATGGAACTGCTGAAGGAAGCCAAGGAATTCGGCACCATGATCGAGAACGGTCTGGCTCGGGCTGACTTCGACAGCATTGCTCACACCGGCGCCGACGACGAGTCTGCCCCCAGCAGGGGCGGCAGTCAGAGCAAGCCGCTTCCTTCTGACAGCGACGAAATTCCGTTCTGAACCTAGCCCAGAGCGTATCAGTGACGGGACATGATCATGTCCCGTCACCTTCTTTTCTGATGAAGAGATCCATAGATGATAATCGGAGAAGCCATAGAAACGATGAAGTCGTTTGATGACAATTCGTTTGATTGCATAGTGACAAGTCCTCCTTACAATATTGGAGTTGATTATGGATCCGGAATAACAGACTCGCTAACTCAAGAAGAATACAACATCTTCACGTCCTCTTGGGTATCTCAGGCTCTGAGAGTATCTCCCCTCTGCATTGTCAATTTTGGAGCACCGGCATCAAAGCCGATGAATATTGCACATTTCATGATATCTGTTTCTAAGATTGGAGTCATCCAGTCTGACATCATATGGCTGAAAGCATTCTCCACCATCGATTTTTCAATGGGCCATTTCAAGCCAGTCAACTCTAACAGATTCATTACTAATCTTGTTGAACACGTATTTGTGATTTCAAGAGATGGAAACCATCATCTGGACAGGCTCAGCATTGGAGTTCCGTTCTCTGACAAATCGAATATTGCTCGTTTCAAGAGTAACAAAGGTGATTTGAGATGTCGTGGCAACGTCTGGTTCCTACCATACAAAACTCGGAATGAAAAACTAAGTCATCCAGCTAGTTTTCCTGTAGAACTTGCTGAAATGATGATCAAACTCTCTAGCGGCCTGAACATCTTAGATCCTTTTGCTGGAACGGGAACGACCGGAAAAGCCGCAGAAAATCTAGGAGTTAACTGCACCATGATAGATAAGAAAGACTGGTCATGAAGTTTTCGCCACAGCAAGACGAAGCCCTCAAGGCCGTGGATCGCTGGTATCATTCTGGAGACAAGCAGGTATTCCACCTCTTTGGGTATGCTGGCACCGGAAAAACCACGCTCGCAAAACATCTTGCTGAGAGTATCAGCGAAGGTGTTCTGTTCGCTGCTTACACAGGCAAGGCCGCTCACGTTCTGCGAACTAAGGGTTGCGAAAACGCATCCACAATCCATTCTTTGATCTATCGCAGCAGAGACAAAAGCAAGGCTCACCTTCAAGAACTCGAGAAACAGCTTGCAGCCCTGCTTGCTGACATGAAAGATATGACTGATGACTTCATCAGTCAGCATCCCAAAGTGAGAGCGTTGCACAAAGCAATCGATGAAGAAGCCAAGAACGCTTCCCAGCCAATGTTTGTTCTCAACAATGAAAGCATTGTCAAAGACGCCCCGCTTATTGTCATCGATGAATGCTCTATGGTTGACTCTCAAATGGGTCAAGACCTTTTGTCGTTCGGGACACCTGTGCTTGTCTTGGGCGATCCTGCTCAGTTGGCTCCAGTCGGTGGCGCTGGTTACTTCACTGAGGGCATCCGTCCTGATATCATGCTAGACGAAATCCATCGCCAAGCTGCCGAATCTCCCATCCTCAGAATGGCGACAAAGGTACGCAACGGAGAACCTCTGGAGATCGGTGACTGGGGTCTCGGCTGCCATGTGCTGCCCAAAGGGACGAAGCTAGACCCTGAGCGTATGCTCAGCTTCGATCAAGTTATCGTGGGCAAAAACGTCACGCGTCATGCCAGCAACATGAAACTTCGCAAGCTGCGTGGTATCTACGATCCATACCCTGTGCTCGGTGACCGTTTGGTTTGCCTTAAAAACAACAGTGAGCTAGGCTTGCTAAACGGGGCTATTTTCAATGTGGCTGATGTCGAAGGGATTATGGACGGAAAAGTCCATATGTCAGTTCACCCCGAAGACAACCCGATGAGTATCAACGTCGCTGCCTTGGAGCATCACTTCCTTGGTCGCGGAAAAGAGCTCGAGAAGCAATATTGGCTTCGTGCTGAAGCCCAAGAGTTCGACTATGGATATGCGCTGACTTGTCACAAATCGCAGGGTTCTCAATGGGAAAGCATCTGCGTTTTTGACGAGTCTTACTGCTTCCGGAGCCAGCGAAATCGGTGGCTCTATACTGCTATAACCCGTGCGGCTGAGAATGTGACCGTCGTAAGAATGTGAAAGGACAATCATGCAAGGTCGGGAGAAAAAACGAATGTCAGGACCACAGAACCCACACTGTGATGCGATCGGCGCAGAGAAATATCGCGGACAAAACGAAGATCATCGTGAAGCTACCAATCGGGTCGCCAGTTTCCTTCAGGACAATCACGAGCACTACATGATGTTTCGCTCCATTACGATGGAACAGCGTTTCATGCCTCCAGGCCGTGTTCAGGCTGGTGCAGGTTCCCTCAAGACTGTGACACTCTACAACTGCTTCGTGATGCCGACAATTCACGACAGTTTTGTTGATGGCCCCACCGAAGCCGAGAAAATCATCGAGCGTGGCAACGGCTATTTCCACTCCGAAAGCATTATGGACGTCGCCAAACTGGCCGCGACAACAATGCGTCAGGGAGGCGGTGTTGGCTACGACTTCTCCACCTTGCGTCCGTCTGGCGACATTATCAAAGGTGTTGACAGTGCGACCGACGGTCCCCTTGCTTTTGCGGGCATCCTGGACATGGTGTGCCGTGCTACTGCCAGCGCGGGGAACCGCAGGGGCGCACAGATGATGGTCTTGCGCTGCGATCACCCTGACATCGAGAAGTTCATCCGTGCCAAGCAAATCGCGGACCAGAATATCCCGTGGGACATGCGTCCTCTCCGTGGGTTCAATATGTCGATCGCTGTCACCGATGAACTGATGGAAGCTGTCAAGGAAGACAAGATGTTCATGCTTCGTTTCGGTGGCAAGAACTATCGTGAGGTCAACGCTCGTGCCCTCTGGGACATGATCATGCGTGGGACGTATGACTGGGCTGAGCCGGGAGTTCTGTTCATTGACCGCATCAACAGCATGAACAATCTCTGGTACTGCGAGACCATCGCGGCGACCAATCCGTGCGGAGAGCAGCCGCTCCCTCCCTACGGAGCCTGTCTCTTGGGCAGCTTCAACGTCGTGAAATATCTCTACAAGCGTGACGATGTGGCCTTGTACGGATTCGACTTCGAACTGCTCGCTGCTGACATTCCGCCCGTGGTTCGTGCTATGGACAATGTCATCGATCGGAGCCGTTATCCGCTCCCTCAGCAGAAACTGGAAGCCCAACGGAAGCGCCGCATGGGTCTTGGTATCACTGGTCTGGCGAATGCTCTGGAAGCTATGGGGTTCCCCTATGGTACTCCCGAGTTCATCGAGTTCCAAGACAAGCTGATGGAGTTCATCGCGAACAAGTGCTATCAGGCTTCGGCGATGCTCGCTGCCGAGAAAGGCTCGTTCCCGCTGTACGATCCTGATCTGTACCTGAAAAGCAAGTTCGTTCAGGGCCTTTGGCCGGATACCATCACTATGATCAAGAAGCATGGCCTCCGCAACTCGCACCTGACCAGCATCGCTCCGACTGGTACGATCTCGCTCTACGCTGACAACGTGTCGTCTGGCATCGAGCCTGTGATCGACTACAATCAGAAGCGGAATGTCATCATGAAAGATGGCATGAAGACCGTCGTCATCCCAGACTATGGCGTCACCTACTTGGGCACCAAGGGACGCACCGTGACCAACGGCAACATCACTGCTGCTGAGCATGTGGCTGTCCTCTGTACGGCCCAAAGGTGGAGCGACAGTGCTGTCAGCAAAACCTGCAACGTCCCTGCAGACATGCCCTACAGCGAGTTCAAGGACATCTACATGATGGCTTGGGAGAACGGCGCGAAGGGAATCACGACCTATCGCCCTACTGGGAATTACGACGAACCCATCAAGTCTGCTGATGGTGAAGAAACCAAAGACGAAGCGATCGCCAAGGTTTCGGAACTCCAAAAAGAGGATGGTTTCACTGGCTCTTGTGCTCTCGACGAGTTCGGTCGCAAAACTGGTACCTGCGCCGATTAAATAGGTCGGGTTATGGACAAATAACGCTTGCCTCCAATGCGTCGACAGGGTAACGTTCGAACATTGGCGGCATGATAACGCCAAAAGCAAGCACCACAGAAATGGAGTCAATCGTGACCGACAAAATCAAGTTCCTGGACAAAGAGCACAGCGAAGTGTCGCTCAATTCTGAAAGCATTGAAAACCTTGTGTCCCTCCGCAACCTGATCGCTGCCAACCTCGGCGTCTCCACTATCAAGACGTTCAAGGACCACGAGACCGCCGTGGCACAGACCTGGAAAGCCCTGCAGAAGTTCGACGAGACTGCCAAGGCCGAAGCCGGTGGCGCTGAACCGAAGCCTGCCAAGACCCCGAAGGAGCCCAAGGAACGCAAGCCGGCGAAACCCGCTGCTTCGCAGTACGTCAAGCGTCCGACCCGCAAGATGTTCTCGGTGGTCCACATCGTGAAACAGCACACTGGGGCCGAAGGTCGCGCTCATCGCTGGCCCGCCTACAAGGACGGTATGCTGGTGATCGATGCGATCGAGGGCGAAGGCACGCTTGCTTGGGATATCGCGAACTGGGAAGCTGCTGGCCTGATGACTGTCACCGAGCCGACCGACGCTGAATACGCCGAGCGTCGTGCTGCCTGGTACAAGAAGCACGGCCTCGAGGACCCGGACCTGTCCAAGTCCAAGAAAGTGGAAGAGCGTGAAGCTGCCAAGGCCGAGCGCGAGAAAGCTGCTGCTGACAAGAAAGCCGAGCGTGAAGCTGCCAAGGCTGCGAAAGTCGAAGCCGCTGCCAAGGCCAAGGCCAAGAAGGAAGCTGCGAAAGCCGCCGCTCCCGCCGCTCAGGCCGCCGAGTAATCGGTGGCAGACCGCCAAGAAAAAGCGTTCTTCGATTACCTCAACGAACGCGAAGAGGTCCGTCTCCGGAAGGAGGCGGGCCTTTCCGTTGGGTTCGATGTCAAGGCGTGGACTGACGATCCTATCCTCAGAACCTACAAGTTCACCAACGTCCAGCGACATCACGACCGGACCAGCGATCAGCTGAGGAAACTGTTCTACGGAAAGAACTTCCATGATGACCGCCGCTCTGTTCTCATGAACTGTGCTCTATACAGATACTTCGGCACCTGGGAATTTGCAGAAGCAGTGGGGTGGCAAGACTATGACGACTTCGACTTCGAGGGCATCAAGGAATTGGCAAGCGACAGACTGGCAGATCATGAGCGTGTGTTCACGGGGGCCTACGTCATCACGAACCAAGGAATTTCAGCGCCGAAGCAAAAAGTCGTGGTTGACATTTTCCTGTCGGGTCTTCACAAGGCAACCCCGTCCCTTCTGGAACTAGCCACCAGAACGCAAAGTTGGAAACAAGTCGCGACCCAAATGAGAACGCTGATGGGTTTCGGCGGAACTGGCTTTATGACGAAGGAAGTGCTTCTGGACACGACTTACACCGGCTTCTGGAACAGCATCTACGAGAGCCCTGAAGATGGCACCTTCTCTTTCCCAAGAGACTGGTGGGAATGGACGCCTATCGGTCCCGGCGCTCTGCGGGGAGCTGCTCGTGTCTTGGGTGATACATCGGCAACTCCGCTGAAAGAAGCCAAAGCTGGTGTCGTCATCGACCAACTCTACACCGAACAGAAACAATGGTTCACCCATCCGTTCAAACTTTGCCCAACCGATATCCAATTCGGCCTGTGCGAGTTCGACAAGTATGAACGTGTCCGCCTTGGGCAGGGTACACCGAGATCAAGGTATCGGATCAAATGATCAACTGGATCATGACACACTGGTTCTGGATCGCCCTTTGGTGGGCGGTCTGGTTCTACATTTTCATCGGCTGGTATTACAAACAACTGCTCGATGGAAAGAAGCCCAAGGCTACTCCGCTCGAAGCGTTCTTCATGTTCTTGCTCTCTGGCTTCGGTCCGTTTCTTGCTATCGCGATCATCATCGGTAAAGCATTGGCATTAAATAATGATCGCGGCCCAGACAAGTAGCAGTTGTCTTTTGAAGCGCCAAAGGCTATGGTGGTTTATACCGCATAACAGGAGCCCTTGATATGAAAATATGCGTTGCTCTCCATTCCTGCATGGACCTCGGGGGCATCATCAATCACACAGAACAGCTTATCGGTGGCCTGAAAGAGTTGGGCCACCGTGTTGATTTCAAGGAACTGGTTTATGCTGATCGTGCCCAAACGATGGGCAAGGACGGGAACTTCGAACTCGGTCAAAGCAGCATCCCATTCAGTCAAGGCAAGGGCTGGAACTTCAAGGCTGAAAATCGCTTGGCCTACAAGACGACCGCAGGTCTCCGCACTGCAATTCAAATCTTGAATGGCTACGACATGGTCATCTGGACTGTTCCGGTTCCGCCCAAGAACAGGCAGAATCTTGGCAACGACAGATGGCCGGAACTGTACGATCTAAAACCCAACGTGAAACAGGTGGCGTTCATCCACGATGGGAACTGCAAAGCCGGAGCGCCTCACCTTCTGCATATCCTGGACAAGCTGTCTGCGCTGGCCTGTGTCCATGCCTGTGCCCTCAATGGTGCCTCCCATCTGGCTATCCCTCGTGCCTTGGTGGTGAACCCTCAGTTCATGCCAATCCGTGATGTTCAGCCGTGGGAGAACAAGCGTCCGGGCTTCGTCAACATGCAGACTTTCAAAGCATGGAAGCATGCTCACGAATTGGTCGAGGCGATTGCCTACATGCCTGATCGGCATCCTGATGAACTTCGCGAGATCGCTGGGAAAGGCATCGAATACCAGTACATGACGAGCGAAGACAAGTGCAAGCCTCAGTACTTCCACGGCTCCGAAGAAGGAATTGAACGCTGGTTCGATGGCATGAAATTCTGGGAAGCTGCTGAGGCCAATGGTATGACGCATCACGATTACTGGAACACGGAGCAGGTGAACGAATATCTCACCAGTGCCCGCATTCTGGTCGATCCGTCGTGGTCCGCCAAGTACTCACAGGTCGGCGGACACTGGAACCGT